GGGGTTGGGTCAGAGGATTGGATGGACGTATCATCCCTATCCGACACAGCCATGCCGCACTTAACACTCTACTACAGAGTGCAGGTGCTATCGTTTGTAAGACATGGTATGTGTACATAGCACATGCCTTGAAGGAAGCTAAGTTAGACGCACAGATTGTAGCGTTCATTCATGATGAAGTACAGGTATCAGTAAAGGAAGGTCAAGAAGATGAAGCAGGGCGAATTATTCAAGGATGTATGCGAGACGTTGAACACCACTTCAAGTTCAGATGTAGACTCGACAGTGAATACAAGTACGGAAAGCATTGGGCAGACACACACTAATTGTAGCGAATGTAATACAGAACTAAACCTAGATAACTGGATGCCATCCTTTGCTAAACGAAATCAAAGAATATGTAATACTTGTTACAAGGATAAGTTTAATACTAAGAATAGTAGGCTAACTAATCCATTACAGATGTATGTAAATGGTAAGTATATATCTCGTAAACACCCTCTCTATAAAGCAGGACATTACAAGACATGGGATGATGTACATAGTCATAGCGTACTAGAGACAGTTAAAGAGGGTGAGGTATATATTATTACTAATCCCGCTTGGCCTGAGTGGGTCAAGATTGGCATAGCTATTGATGCAAAGGATAGATGCAAGGGCTACCAGACTAGTAGTCCAATGCGTGACTACAAAGTAATGTACTCTGTCTATACTAAGGACAGACGTAAGACAGAAGCAGAGGCACACAGGTCTGCATCTGTAATAGCAGACCGCAGAGGTGAGTGGTTCAAGATGTCAGTAGGCGAAGCGAAGGAGTGCATACAACATGGACTTTGATTTCTTCTTTAAGATGGTATGCACCATCAGCTTTGCTGGTGTTACCTTATGTCTCTGTATCAAGTGGATAGTAGAGGCATACCTAGACTACCTTCAAGTTACTACAGGGGTTAAGGTACTAACCTTGACAGCACTGAAGGACATGCAACAAGATGAACAGGAGATAGATGATGACCCTACTGCTTATTGATGGAGACATCGTAGCTTACAAGGCAGCTACTATCGCAGAGAAACCTATTGATTGGGGTGATGGACTGTGGACACTACATGCCTTTGAGTCTGAGGTAGAGGCAAGGATTGAGGAACAGATAACTCACCTGATGGAAGCACCTGTTCAAGATTGTATCATCACCCTGTCTGACAAGGAGAACTTCCGTAAGGATGTGGCACCATACTACAAGCTTAATCGTAAGACTGTACGTAAGCCTATGCTACTACCTTGGGCTAGGGAATACATGACTAAGAAGTATAACACTATAATGTACAGGAGGCTAGAAGCTGATGATGTCTTGGGGATACTTGGTACTAAGAATCCAGATACTATTATTTGGTCTGCGGATAAAGACCTACTTACTATACCAGCAAAGCACTGGATTGATGGTAAGGTTGTTGAGATTAGTAAAGAAGAAGCTGACTATAACTTCTACTATCAAACTCTTATCGGAGATAGTACAGACAACTACAAGGGTTGTCCTACCGTTGGGCCTAAGACTGCTCACAAAATTCTGGAAGGGTCTTACCACTCTGGTGACGGATGGGACAAAGTTGTTAGTGCGTTTGTTTCTAAAGGCTTATCAGAAAAGGTAGCACTAGAGAACGCAAGGCTTGCACGTATCCTACGTGACGGTGAGTACAACACAGAGACAGGAGAAGTATACTTATGGCAGAACAACTAAGGCATGAGGAATACATGAAGCAGAAACTAGCAGAGATTAACGAGGCTAGTATACGCATCACTGACAAGATAGATATGGTCAACAGTCCTGCTCACTACGCAGATAGTAACATCGAAACCATTGACTACATCGTGGATGTACTAGGTGAGTACGAAGCTATCAGCTACTGTCAGGGTAACGTGATAAAGTATACAGGCTCACGCCTGATGAAGAAGGGCAATCCTATACAGGATGCAAAGAAAGCCATCTGGTATCTTAACAAGATGGTAGAACTATTAGAGAAAACTAAGGGAGTAAACTGGTAATGGATGAAGTAACTTTTCGTGTAGACAGATGGGATGATGACGGTAATTATCTAGGAAGTACTGAACAGAAGTTCATGACTGAGGGTTATTTAGTAGACATGAACCAGAACTACCTAGACTTCCTGAGGGGTATGTCCTTTGGTTATGTAGATGATGTAGTAGCTATTAAGAATGATGGTGTCGAGGTGGGTACAGAATGAAGGTAGACTTGATTGAACACATGGGTACTGACTTAACAGTGGTTAATGCTGCACGTGTATCATACAACAAGGAAGTCAAAGGTGCCTTACAGGATGGAGATAAGAAGCTCATCAAGTATCTAGCCAAGCACAACCACTGGTCCCCTTTTGCTCACTGCTTCTTACAGTTCCGTATCAAAGCACCAGTGTTTGTAGCTAGACAATTAGTCAAGCATCAGGTAGGCTTGTCGTGGAATGAAGTGTCACGTAGATATGTAAGTAGTGACCCTGAGTTCTACATACCTGATACATGGAGAGGTAAACCAGAGGATAGTAAACAGGGTAGTACAGGCGAGGCTGAGTCTCAGTACTTCCCTACTACATACCTAAAGGATGTAAGTGACCTAGCCCTACAAAGTTATCAGAAGATGATACAGCAGGGGGTAGCACCAGAGATGGCACGTATGATACTACCTCAGAATATGTACACTGAGTGGTACTGGTCAGGTAGTCTCATGGCATTTGCACGTGTGTGTGAACAACGCTGTACTTCTGATACACAGCATGAAACTATGTTAATAGCTGAACAGATAAACATACATGGCTATGAAACATTTCCCCATAGTTGGGAAGCAATAAGGGATAACTAAGATGAACTTCAGTGAGTACCAGAAGAGAGCTAATGCTACTGCAATATACGATAGTAAGTTTAACATCCTCTACCCTACCCTTGGCCTAGCAGGTGAGGCAGGTGAGGTAGCAGATAAAGTAAAGAAGATTATCCGTGACAACAAGAGTATCGTGGATGAGAAGGAAGACGTAGCTAAAGAGCTAGGAGATGTACTATGGTACTTAGCCGCAGTAGCACGTGATATAGGTTATAGCCTAGAAGTTATAGCTGAGATGAACATAGAGAAACTAGAGAGCCGCAAGGAACGTGGCGTACTACAAGGGAGTGGAGACAACCGATGATTAGTAATCAATTACCAACAGACTACCAGACTTTCATTGCTACCAGTCGGTACGCACGCTGGCTTGAGGACGAGAACAGACGAGAGACTTGGGGTGAAACAGTACAGCGATACATCAACTACATTGCAAAGACTGGTCTACCTAAGGAAGAGCTAGATGAGCTAGAGGAAGCTATCCTCAACCTAGAAGTCATGCCATCTATGAGAGCATTGATGACTGCTGGTCCTGCCGCTGACCGTGACAACACCTGTATCTACAACTGCTCATACCTACCAGTGGATGACATGAGAGCTTTTGACGAGGCTATGTTCATCCTACTATGTGGCACAGGAGTAGGCTTCAGTGTTGAGCGTCAGTCGATTACTAACCTACCCACTATCCCTCAATACTTTGATACTACAAATGAGAAGATTGTTGTTGAAGATAGTAAGGAAGGTTGGGCTGGTGCGCTACGTGATTTAATTCACCAGTTATATATGGGCATCGTTCCTCAGTGGGACTTGTCTGGTATCCGTCCAGCAGGTGCAAGGCTTAAGACCTTTGGTGGTAGAGCCTCAGGACCAGAGCCATTGAATGACCTATTCAATTTTGTGTGGGAAAAATTTAAGGGTTCGGCAGGACGCAAGCTTACAAGCATTGAGTGTCACGACATCATGTGTAAGATTGGTGAGGTTGTAGTAGTAGGCGGTGTACGTAGGTCAGCTATGATTAGCCTATCCAACCTAAGTGATGGACGTATGGCACATGCTAAGTCAGGTAATTGGTGGGACAACGAGGGTCAACGTGCGTTGGCTAACAACTCAGTAGCCTACACAGACAAACCAGACATGGAAGGGTTCATGCGTGAGTGGTTATCTCTAGTAGAATCTAAGTCTGGTGAGCGTGGTATCTTCTCTCGTATTGCCGCAGACAAGCACGTAGAGAACAACGGACGCAGAGAGACA